ACTATCTGATGAAAGTCTGCGGCTTCGTCTCTATATAGAGTTACCGCATCTTTTGCCCCTGTTAGATTCATTTGGTCAGCGTAATGTACCGTAAGTCTAGGCTCTTGTTGTGAATAATCAAATACCCCCCACTCACAGCCGTCTTCGGGAATAAATAAAGAACGAATCAAATTACCTATCTCAGGGTCACGTGCAGGAACTTGTTGTAGATTAGGGTTGCTATAACTAAATCGACCACTAACCGTGCCGCCACGATCATTACGCATAGCATGAGCTTCTGCATGTATTCTACCGTTAAAAGAATGATCCGTTATCATCTTATCGATAAAGGTAGTTCTAGCTTTGTTGAGCTTCCTAGCTCTTACAATAAGTTGAGGTAGTTCGTGTTCATGTCCTTCTAACCAGTCTCTTTGGAAACTAGCCATACCTTTTGCGGTACGTGGATACCATAGTTTATTCTTATCGAAAATATTTTGTAGAGAAGCATTAGCCCATAGATTGACATCGCTACCATATTTACGTTTAATCTCTACTTGTATCTTTTGTTCTTCGGTAGAGAGTTGTTTACTAACGTCTTCAGCTTTTTGTTCATCAACTCTAACGCCTCGCCAACGCATCTCTAATAACAATGGTATCAACCTACATTCCATATCTAATATAGATTCTAAGTTTTGCTCAACTATTTCTAATTTTAATTTATTCCAAAGTTTAAGAGTTAGTGCCGCATCTTGCTCACCGTAGTGACCAACGTATTTAGAATGTAGTTTATACATCTCTGATTTAGGATTTATACCAAAAGCTAGAGCTGCATCACGTAATAAAGATTCATCTTTTTGTTCATCACAAAAAGAACTACCTAAATTATCTAATGAATACGAAAATCTATTCTCATCAATTAACGGAGCCGCAACGATAGTATCTAGTATTTTACCCTTGACCTCTACGCCTTCTCTCCTTAACCAACCTACATCATAGAGTGAGTTATGGAATATAACTTCACGTTTATTAGACGATAACAACTTACGTAACCAACGTAATACCACTTCTTCATCTAAATTACCACCACCTTCGTGACGGATAGGAAAGTAACCACTCCAATTTTCTGCTGCGACTCCAATACCCACCACATGACCACGACCCGTAGCCCATCCTGGACCACAAGTCATGAGATGTGGATCGTATGTTTCTAAATCTATTGCGATAGTTTCTGTCTCAGAAAACTGAGGAAAAACTTCAGGAATAGACCAAGTGCTTTCTGGAGCGAACAACGGTATTTGCATTACTTTTTCTTTTTACCTATACGAGTGACTTTAGTTGTGTACGCTTTGGGTTTTTTAATCGGTGCTTTACCGCCTTCCCAAGCTTCGTTTACGTCTGGAGTAGATTTATCATCAGCTACAAACTTACCTTTCTTTTTAGCTCGTTTAGGCTTAACTGCTTTAACAGGTTTGACTTTTTCTTCAAACTTCTCTAAAACAACTTCAGCATCTTTCTTAGCTTTATCTAAGAGTTTTTTCTCATCAACAGTTTTAGACTCGTAAGACGTTACATATGAAACTAAATTTTTAAACCAACCCATTACTCTTCTCCGCTAATTATTGTTTCAACTAATTCTTCAGATTCAGTTAAAGAATCTTGATGAAGAATATCGTTTTCGACTAATAGTAGATATCTACGTAAATCCCTTATATCATCTAATAGACCAGCTTCTCCTTGAAAAGCCTTACCTGCTTCAAATATATCCCAACCATGTTTCTCTGATTGATGTTCGATTCTATCGAACTTACGTGCTAACATCATAAAAGCACCAACACCCCCACGACGTTTCCATGAATCGCCATAAGACGTCTCTGCTTTCTTTAAAGCATGTAGATCGTTTTGTGCGACTGTTTTCATATTTTCCCATTTATCCATGAGTTTCTCCTTTGTCCGTATTGTTTAAAGTATACGACACGTCTCTTTTTCGGACCCAATCGAAACATGCCGTCATCCAATCATATGCTTTAATTTTATTAATCTCGGCATAAGAATCCTCGTAACGTCTATGTTTATGAAACATATAAGCATTAACCATAGGTATTGCTATGTCTCGTATAGACGAATTTTTAAAAGTTTTTATTGGTCCTGTATATTCTTTAGTTGAAAACTTTTCTCCTGTAGTTATAACGTCGTTAAACGCCTCAAAAAATAAATTTAGCTCCCAATGGAAAGTTTTAGAATGAGTTATTAAAGGTATAAGTTCTTTTTGTTCGATATGTTCGTATTCGTTTTTAGTAGAACGCCAACTATGAATATCAATAACGCCTAATTGTTTACAACGTTCCCAAACGTCGTTTTCGTAAACGTGAAAACTATCACTAATTTGAGTATACACACCAACTTCTACACCAATTAACGTAGCCATATATTCTTGTAACATAGACATATGTACTGCGTTAGCACCGTAAGCTCCCCAAATCATATCATTAGAACGATTACATACAGTCATATTTAATTTATTATCTCTGATTTTAAAATATATATTCGTGTTACAAGGCACGTCTTTACCGTCTTTATCTAAATCTTTTCTTACGTCCCACATCTGTAAAACGGCTCGTCTATCGTCTGGATTACGTTTTAACATAGCGATAATAATATCTAATTGATCTTTATCAAAATAATCTCTCCAACGCCAACCGTAGGCTCCCCATAGAGTTTTATTGTCATCAGAAAAGTTTCGCATAGAGTCTACAAAAAAGGTTAAAGGTCTTAAGTCGTTACGTCCATGCAACATCCATAACCCTTCTATAAAATGAAAGAACGGATTAGCATCACGTTTTTGAGAAAACAATACTCGTTCAGTAGGTTTCCGATAAACCGTAGTTACAGGTTCATTAGCTTCTAGTGTTGTACCGTTTCTACTATCTTGTTGCCTGTAGTTATCTTTATCTAAAAAGAAATCTACCCCTAGTTTAAAAGCATCGTTTACATTTCTTGCTGTTATTACTTTCATAAAGTCTCCTGATATCCCAATACTACTTCGGTTATTAGATAAGCTATCTCTTGCTCACTCAACATAGGTAGTTTCTTTTTTACAAAAGCTATTGCCATGTTTTCTGAAGCAGACACTTTTAAGAAAAAAGATACTTCTAAGAACTGCGTATAGAATATATCAACAGAATCTCCCCACTTTTCTAGAAGCTCTATAGCTTCATTACTACTAAATGTCATACTTACTTACTCCTTTTATCAAATCTTCTACTTTAGGAAGATCATTTTGTTTATATATAGAACGTGTTCTACCTTCGTTTTTAACAATCCTAGAGTACTTATCGAACTCACAAAGACCACCTTCTATCTCTCTTAACTCATATTTCAAATCATTACGTTTAGTAACGAATGAATTTCTATCTATGGCTATTGCTAATAACTGTTCCATTTCATCGCCCCAAGAGTGACTACGTTTACAAAACTTTAAATCCCTACCTGTTAATCTATTAAGTCCTCGCATTGCTCCAGGACCAGCATTAGCCCACGTGAGAATATCATTTGCTTCGTCTAATAAATAAGTATGCCTAAGATCAGTAACCACTTCATATGCCATAAATGGACCCATATAAGGGTAGTCACGTAAAGTTTCCCAACAACTTTGTAAAGAACACTCTCCATCAGCTGTGTTCTTTTCTAACTTATCTACTAAATAATTTCGATCACTCCACATATGTGAAACACACTCGGCTACTCCTGTAACTTTATTCATACGATTAGGTGTTTTTATAATGTATGAACCCGTGATCCATTTAGGTTGTTTAGTTATTTCTTCTATAGCTTTCTCTCTATCCCAATTAACTAATAGATCATTATCTATTAATGTTCTACCCGTTTCTATAAGATTAAACCAACGAAAGATAACCGTAGCCATTAAGACTTCTGGTTTGTTTTTTAACGGTTCCCTTATATGTTCTCTAAACCAACGAGTAGTTCTATCATCCTCCCTATACACTTGACAGAATTTAAACTGTTGTAGTATAGGGTCAGAAGTCCAAGGCGAAGGAGTTTCTGATTCTTCTTTTCTAAGCCGAATCATTTCACGTTCCTCTTGCCAATAGAAATATCTATCAAGTTCTTCTGGGATAAATTGAATCATTATTTTTTACGTAATCTCCAAGCACAGTTATTAGAATGTTCAGGATACACCGTTGCTGCTGCCATTCTTAAAAACTGTTTACCAAAACGTTCTGTTAACATAATCATTTGTTGGTCTGTCCACTCTAAACCCACGTCTCGAGAGCCATCAAACCTAGCTTTCTTTAAGTTAGGCATTTGAATAAACGTACCCGTTACTGCTTCAATATGAAAATTTCTTTCTAGTTCTTCTTTAAGTTCTTGAAAACCCCACTCATATACATGATCTTCGGGTAACTTATCATTAGAACCGTCGTGGTTAGGAGTAGACACATACGCTATAGAATCAGGTCGCATAACACGAGCAACATCATCTAACCATGCGGGAATAAACTCTCTACCCATATGTTCAATAACTTCGGTTGACCAGAAAAAGTCTATACTTTCATCAGGTAAATCAAAGATAGGGTTTACCGTTAGGTCTTGTATTCTTATTTCTCCATTAAAGTTTTTAAACCAAGTAGATTCTTCTAGTTTTCCACCTGCGTTAGACCAAAACTTATTCTCTAATTGACAAGCAGGGTCTATATCGTAGCCGTAATAAGAACTAATAATATCAGATTTCTTAACGACATAAGCCTTATATAAACAACGTAAAGCCCAACACTCACCACAGCCTACTTCTAAAGTATCTAATGGTCTACCTAACAGTTTAGCTTCTTCTATACAAAGCGAAGCGATTTTATCGAATCGACTCATATGAGCTAACTCATCGGGTCTCCAGTTACCCAATACACCTGCCGAAGCTAGATCCATTCGAGTATTTTTACTGTCATTTTCATTAACAGTTAATTTCTTTCTAATTGATGACATATATTTTCTCCTTTCTTTTAAAAATTATTATTAGTACTTTATACTTTACTTTTATATGCAAAGTAAAGAACTTTTACAACTGATAACAGCGTGTTGTTTTAGGTTCTATTAAATACAAGTTTTCTTTTGCCCTTGTTATACCTACATAAAAAACTCTATTCTCATCATCAGGATTTTGCTGATAGTTTTTATAAACTCTAGCAGTAATATCTGTTAGCAATACTACGTTTGTTGATTCACCACCTTTAGCAGCATGGATCGTAGATAAACGAATTCTAGGTTGTTTAGTTATTTTTTCTCCACGTCTAAGCATAGCTCGAATGTAACTTACTTCTTTTGGAGTTAATAAATTTAACGAATTATACCAAGCTCCGTCAGGTAATTCAGGATAGTAATCTTTTAAGTCTTGATATTGTAATAATAAATCTGATTCTAATAAATCTAATTTTTTAGGTTTGTTTATCTTAATATACTTTAAAATATTGACACACTCGTTGACCGATATCGATAAGCCTTTTACCATACGTTCCCAATGAACTACCGCTCTAACCTTGTTTTCAGTGATACTGGGTCTGCCTTTTACTTCAAAGAACCAACCCTCGTTTCTACAATACTCATCGACATCTTCTAGTAAATAATTAGTCCTAGCTAACACTAACCACTCACCTTCTTCCATGTTTATTAGCTCTATAGTCGGTTCCCAACGAACAAGTCCTGTTTCCTTTTTAGGATTCCATTCTTTATGTATTCTAGACCGTACTTGATCAATACACTTTTTAGCAACGTCATGAATAGCCGAAGGCACACGGTACGACTGTTTTAGAATCATAGCGTTTTTAGAGTTTTTAATTAAATAATCAACATCAGCACCCGCCCATTTATAAATAGCCTGATCATCATCTCCTGCGACATAGATACGATCAGCTCTTTCCGTAAGTTTACGTACCACCGCCCATTGCAAAGGGGATAAGTCTTGAGCTTCATCTACAAACATAACATCTAGTTTGGGTATATCACCTTGTGTCAAAAACATTTCTAACATATCAGTGTAATCAACTAATAATCTATCTTCTTTAAATAACTTTAATCCTCTAGCAAAACGTTCTAATTCAAACCAACCAACCGCATCTTCTACCTCATGCCATTGTTCTTTTAACGATATGTTTTTCATACGAGCTAGGTTTTCGATAAACGCTAGTCTATCATCATGAGTCATACCAAATAAATGACCTTCTTCAGAGGTAGTTCGACCCGTCAGTCTTATGTTTAATTTTTCATTTAAATCTAAAATATCAGAATAACCCACTACGCTTTCCCTAGTTAATCCTAGTTGTCTAAACGCTAATGAATGTAGTGTTCTAAAAAATGGTAAATCTTTATTAGCTATTCTAAATTTAGCCATAGCTCTTTCTTTACCCTCGGTAACTGCTTTTTTAGTAAACGTAAAAAATCCAATACGTTCAGGCTTTGTACCTTTTGCTAATTCATCTTCTATTAAACCTAATAAAGTACTGGTCTTTCCCGTTCCAGGAGGACCAAGTATTACTTGGGTGTGAGCGGGTAATGTCATTTTTTGTGATAAACTTCTACAAAAGATTCACAACAAGGGCATGACAAATTAGTAACTATATCGTATTCTTCATTTTCTTCATCTATATCATGATCTCCACCCCAAATTAATTCTTCGTTACAATGCCAACACTTCATATTCCCGTCCTAAAAGTTAAATTAATTCGTTCACTACCGCCGACTACATCAGGTACTGCGTGGGTAGCTTTCATCTGTGAGTGACCGTCAAAGATAAACACGTCTCCGTTTTCCATTAAATAATCAGTTGTACCTTTTTTACTTATATGTTTTGTATTAACTATGCTGGTTGCGGTATGTTCTTTAATAGACTTAGTATATTCTTTCCATTGGAATATTCTAGGCGAACCAAAAGACATCGAAACAACTAAATCGTCTAATGCAGGTACCGTATCAGAATGGTGTGGTATGCCCCTTCCATCCACACCATAATAACCACATAGACAAAAATTAAAATTAATTTCTTTGTTAAGTTCTCTTTTTATAAATGTTTCTAAATTACCTTTTATATACATCATCGGTTGAGTCCACGGTACGGGTTTATAAACTCTACCTGCGTATTCAAAATCAGCGGTACCAAAAGCTTTAGTTGGTCTACCCTTAATTTTTTTACCATTAAATACTCTATTTACGGGTTTATCCCAATCAGTTATTAACGGATTAAAACCTACAAATTTATTTTTATAAAACTTGATCATAATAAATTGTCATTAAAATCAGGCAGATCGTGTTCTTCATTCTGAGCTATAAACTCATTAATAAACCAAACGTTTACACCTTTGCCTTTAATATTAAAGAAATACGGCTCACCATGTAATTGTTTTAATTTAGACGTAAGTTTATTTCGTTGGTATTCTTTAAAGTTATTTCTATGTAAATAATCCATTAAGTCTAGTAATCTAAAATAAGTTCTACCTTTATCTGTCCAAGGCTTATGTAACAATAACTCGTCTCGCTCTCTAGCAGGTCTTTCTGTACAGAACGATTCTAATAACTCCATAAAGTGACCTTCTGTCGAACTTTCTTTAGGTACTTCTACTATAGTAATAGTATCTAATAGCTGTTGTATAATTTGATTCCAAACGTTTTCTTTTACCTTCGGTGGTATTTTATTTAGAGCATCCATACATTTACGTTGGAATCTGTTTTGATTTAATAAGTCATCAGTTTCTAGCTCTAGCCTACCGCCTTCGACATCTAAGAACCAAATAGGTGGATCACTGTCCTGTTTTGTAAGGTTACTAAATAAAGGTGTCCCACCATTAGCCCCAATCCCATGTTTTCTAGTTCTACATAAAGGACTGTTACAATGACTAGCGATGGGTTGGTCATTACACCTATAAAAATAATCTTTTCTTTGTACTTGTTTAGCAATCGTTAATACTTCTTGTGCTCCCAACGGCGGGTGCATATACTGCATATTTACTTCTTCTAATCTTTTTTCCCAATCGTCAGAGTATTTCTTTCTTAAAAACACACCAAGATTAAACAAGCCTGAGTTTCTAGTTCCTTTCGGAAAACCCTGTACAACTAAATGCTGTAAACAAGGGGGTGACTGGTCTAGCCAATCTATAGATTCGGTTAGAGGACTTGCCTCTAAGGTTTCTAAAGCACTAGGCTTTAACTTTAATTCTTCAGCATAGTCTAAAAATTCTTCTGGACTAAGTGCTTGTCCTTCTTTACCATACGCATACCTAGTCGAGTTCTCTCCTCCGAAGTAAGGCATATTTAAAGTGCTTCCTCTATCTCCACGTTCTAACAGTAGCTTGGTTTGTTTAGGGAATATCTCCGCTTGTCCAAAACCAATAGAAGCTGCCAACTGTCTCAATTTTCTTTGCATTAGGGACGCTAATACAGGCTCGTCTAAAAACAAATATATGTGTGCTCCGCCACTTTTACTACGACAGACGACAAGGGGCAACTCGTGTTTAGCTATTTTCTTAGCTAAACCTTTTAAGTCTAGCTGATACTCATCAACATCTATCGCTCCCCAGACGCAACAATTGTTTTCGTCTATAGAAACAATACCAACACTTTGCTGACCCGACAAATGGTCTTGCCATAACTTTAAGAGATCAGTATCTGATAACTCTTTAGATATGGTAACGTTTTTACCATTTGCCTTGCCATCCTCTCGTAAGTCATTACTAGCGGTGAAAGTTCCATATGCTTGGCGTAGCCCTGCATAGCGTGTAGCAAATCGCTCTGCTAACGACATAAAATTTCTCCGTTATATTAAAATGCTTCGTTAGCCGCATTCGCAACATCTTGCTGCTGTTCTTCTTTAACTTGTACATCACCAGACCTAGCCGCAGACATAAAGTCTTTAGCCATCATAGCTACAGATAACTCCGTAGCACCTTCTTGACTGATCGTGTAGCCGTTCCAACTACCTTTATCGTTAGATTGAGTAGTAGTAGCTAAAGAGTATGTATAAGCGAACATAGGAGCTTCTACTGAAAGACCCTTAGAGTTCTGTACTCTAGCCATTCTAAGCATCGTTAACCATTTTCTAGCTACCCCTAATTGAGTAGAAGTAAAAGCAATAACAGCTTGTTGAGCAACGTCTCCGTTTACTACTAACACAAAGAATTGTGCAGTCTCTACGATTTCATTACCTTCTTTAGTAAAATACCTTCTAGACTCTCCGTCTCTAGTACAAGAGTTAAGAATAGAGATATCGTGATTAGCGTTGACTAAACCACCGCCTTTCTCTCTAGGTACCCATTCAATAAACTTCTTAGTATAAGCACAAGGAACGATGCTAATACCTTTAGCTCCGTCGTATGCTTCACCAGTAACCGTATTATAAAGATCGCCTTGTCCAGCACCCTCTACATACTTACCGTGTTGTTTATTTAGTTGTGGTGACATAGGTTGTAGAACTCTAATAAAGGGGATTGCGAAATCCTCCGTAGTAGTTTCTTCTAACCCTGTACCGCCTGACAATAGATTATCGTCAAATGTGCTGATAGACGTCTCCTTCTTTTCAGCTATTTCTGTTTTTTCATTAGTCATGATATTAGTCCTTTTTAATGATTGCTTTTGTACCTATATAGATACCAAAAGGCTCGGTTGGAATATCGTTCCCCGCTGTAAACTGCTCTTTTACAAAAGCTTTTAGTGTACTTGGGTGAACGCTCTGGCGTACCTCGGGAGCAAGTCCTCTGGATTTTAAAGCATCAACAGTTTCATCAACTATCATGCTTTCTTCACGACCAAACTTAAGTAGAACTTCGTTCTTTATTAAGTCCTCGTGACCATTAGATATTAACCATTGATACGCTTTTTCTTGGTTTGCTTTAGATATGTGAGCACTATAGAACTCATTGACAGAGATTTTCTCTCCAGTCTTAAGTACTATTTGAGTAAGTCCTGCTTCCGCCATAGCGTCAGGTAACTCTTGCTCAGATGTCAAACGAAGTTGTTCTTTCTTAGCTTTTATTTCAACTTCTAACACTTCTAACTCTATAGCGAGTTCTAATTGTTTATTAGCTAAAGTAGCAACCGTAGAAAGTTCATTATCTGAGACATCATTGGTCCATTCCTGAACGTTTTCGTCTCCGACTAAGTCTTCAAAGGTGGGTTTATTCATCTAATTCTCCTTTCTGGTGTAAGTCGATATCTACAGGATAATATACCCCTTCCTGTCGATCCCATTTAAGGATACTATATCGTCCTCGGTTATAATATGCAGCGATAGAACACGCTACTCCAATTGCGGCGGGGTCACCTATTAAAAGTAAGTAGTCTTCTTCCTTGTAGTCTTGTAAAACTTTTTTCATTCTACGTACCGAAGGAGAAGCACTCAACATAATCTGTGTGTTAGAAGGTAACAAGACTTCAAAATCTCCATACTGCCGAGCAGAGGCGATGTTTCGTCCTGGGACTTCTTGTATAACATATACTGTCATTTTTCTCCTTTCTTATTTCTAGTTTTTAAATAGTATATATCAATACCGACAAAGTAAAGCTATTATGGATATGTAGTTTTAAAAATAAAAAAACTTTTATAAAAAACTTTTTAAGAATTACTAATATCGTTAATAATCTAATATATTCTTTAAAGAAGTACGGTCCGATAAGGAATTACCAATATTAGTTTTAAGAAAAAATTATTAGAAACTCAAGAATTCTATTAGAGGGCATGAGTAATTTCTTTTGTTTGGGCTATAACTTACTTAATTTGTAAGATATAATCGGTATTAGAAATTAGAAAGTAATAATGAAATATAAGTTTAAAACAGAGCCTTACGAGCATCAGCTTGAAGCGTTAAAAAGATCATGGAATAAGCAAGAGTACGCTTATTTTATGGAAATGGGTACAGGTAAATCTAAAGTACTTATTGATAATATATCTATCCTTTATGATAAAGGTGGTATAAATGCGGCTATTATAATCGCACCTAAAGGGGTTTATAGGAACTGGTCTGAAAAAGAAATACCTGCTCATATGCCCGATCATATATTAAAACGCATCGGTGTTTGGAATCCTGCACCTACTAAAACACAGAAAAAAGAACTAACTGATTTATTTGAAGTTACTGATGATTTAAAAATACTAATTATAAATGTAGAAGCTTTCAGTACTAAAAAAGGTGTAGCTTTTGTAGAAAAATTTATTAGATTACATAATGTTTTAATAGCTGTTGACGAGTCTACAACTATTAAGAATCCTAAAGCACAACGTACTAAGAACTTATTAAAATTAGCTATTAATACTAAATACCGTAGGATTTTAACAGGCTTTCCAGTTACTCAATCACCCCTAGACTTATATAGTCAAAGTGCTTTTCTATCAGAAGATTTGTTAGGGCATAACTCATTTTATTCTTTTCAAAACAGATATGCACAATTAATAAACAGGAATATGGGAGCTAGAACTTTTAGACAAGTGGTAGGTTATCAACATTTAGAAGAATTAACTACAAAAGTAAATGAGTTTTCTTATAGGGTGCTTAAGAAAGAGTGTCTAGATTTACCTGATAAAATTTATCAACGGAGACTTGTTGAATTAACTCCTGAACAAAAGAAAGTTTATAAAGAGCTTAAAGACTATGCTATGGCAGAGTTAGATTCACATGAAACAGTAAGCGTTACTTCTGTACTTACTCAAATATTACGACTACATCAAGTGGTTTGTGGTTTTGTTAGAAACGATCAAGGTAATGAAGTAGAAGTTAAAAGCAATCGTTTAGATGAGTTAATTGATATTTTAGCAGAAGTACAAGGTAAAACTATTATTTGGGCTAACTATCAATACGATATAAAAAGAATATTAAAAACGATTCAAGAACTAGCGGGAACAGAAAGCGTAGCTACTTATTACGGGGAAACTCCTGATGAGGAACGACAAGAAATAATTAGACGTTTTCAAAATCCTGATTCACCATTGAAATATTTAATAAGTAATACTCAAACAGGGGGTTATGGTATAACGCTTACCGAAGCGAGTAATGTTATTTATTATAGTAACAATTATGATTTAGAAAAACGTTTACAGTCTGAAGATCGTGCTCATCGTATTGGTCAAACAAATAAAGTAACTTATATTGATTTAGTTGCTAAAGGTACCGTTGACGAAAAAATCGTAAAAGCGTTACGTAATAAACTAAACCTCGCTCAGGAAGTATTAGGTGACGAAAAATGGAAAGATTGGATTAGTTAAAAAATTGTTCGTAATACGCGTCAGCAGATAAACCTAAATCTTTATCAGACATATTTCTATTTCTTTCATTTGTATTTGAAATAATTTTTTTTGCAAATTCTAAATCTTTATCAGACAGTTCTCTACCTCTCATATATCCAGGATTTAGGATATTAAGCATTTCATCCGCTGTATTTCTAACCTCCATCATTCCTAAATCTTTATCAGACACACCTCTACCTGTTGCTCTTCTACCTAATTGAGTTAAAGGGTCATCATCTTGTAAGCTATTCATTATCATAGCTCTTAAAGTATCCGAATCGGATATTTCTTTACCTTCAGCCGCGTACAACGGTCCACCCATATTCATATAACCCATATTGTTTCGTACATCTTGAGGAAGTTTACTTAATCCTGGATTATCATTAGGGACAGCTTTTAATCCACCACCCATGTTCATATACATTGGTCCGCCATTCATTTTATAGTCAACAGAACCACCCATATTCATATACATTGGTCCGCCTTCTGCAGCCATCATAGGTTCTTGATCAACACTAGCCATTAACATAGCTTTTGCAGTATCTAAAATATTTAAAGCACTATCGATATCACCTTGAGTTCTACCAACTACTGCTTCAGCTAACGCTCCTGCATCTTCTTCTATCGAAGGAGCTGATTCGCCACCGCCCATAGGGGGTCCAGGAGGGGGTCCACCCATTCCAGGAGGAGGTCCACCTGCCATTCCACCCATTCCAGGAGGGGGTCCACCCATAGGCATTCCAGGAGGAGGTCCACCCATAGGGGGTGCACCCATAGGAGGTCCACCCATAGGCATTCCAGCAGGTGGTGCATTAGCCGTACCACCTGCTGTTCTTATATTCATTAAATCTTCTATACCTGCCATATCTATCTCCTTGGTCGAAATCCCGCTTGGAATATCTGTGTTGTTAGTGTATCACCTTGTTCACTCATTGGCAACCCTGATATACCACTATCGAATGAATTATTATTAGAAACCATACCGCCGTTAGCGAATCGTTTTTCTATACCCATGTTAGTTTGATCATTACCAAAGTTATAATCAAAACTAGCGGTAACGTCATCACCTAGATTTCTTTTAAAACCTACTTCTTTATTTAATAAACCTGCAATACCTTTTTCAAGATTACCCGCTTCGTTACTTAAATACTCAGCAACATCAGCTTCGTATTGATCAGTAGCGTTAGTTGTTGCGTTGTTTGCAAACCTTCTAGCGTTTGTCGCGTCTATTGATTGAAATACTGTGTTATAAAAATTATTCATTATTTAGGGATATTTTGTTGAATACCTACTTTATTTAATATTTGATTTACTGAATTACCTGTATATTGTAAAGTTTTAATTTTAGAATATTCTTTTGTATTTGGATTATAATTTCTATAATCGTTTGTTGCATCAAACAAATTTAAACTACCAATAGCTATCATATATCGTACATAATTTTGTGTAGTTAATCTTCTTTTTCTACTTTTAATTGCGGTATTTAATTTATCAGGACTTAACAACAATTCACCTAAATAACGAGCACTATTAAGAGCTGCCATAGTTCGTACTGCCGTTACTCGTCTGCCTGTTTGTGTTAATGGTGGAAAAATTAATCTTTCTAAAAAAGAAGTCTGTGGTGCTAAAGACTCTTTGTTAATACTTTCTACCGCTATTTCCCTACTACTATAACGTTTATATATTAAATCTAATTCTTCTAAATTTTTTACATATTGTTTACCTTGAGGACCTATTAAAGGTGCCATAACGTCTTCAAAACTTAAACCCGTTTCTTTTGGTCCAAAACCTGAATACAAAATTTTATCTAAATTTTTAGGTACATAAATATTTCTACCGTCAGCTCCTCTTTCTACAACATTACTTAATAACCATGCTTTAGCAACTGAAGCAGTTTTTGCTTGTAATATAGGATTATTTTCTAAATAAGGTTTTAAAAAAGTTAAACGTTGTACAAAATTTCCTTGTTGTTTTGCTCCAGACGACTCATTTAAAATGCCTTGAACAATATTTCCAAAACCACTATTAAAATTATTTTGTATTTCATTAATTGCTACTTGGGTATTTTCTACGTCAGATATTATTTTTTCAAATTGTTTAAAATTGTTCAAGTTACCGTATGTTTCTTTTGGAAAAAATGCTTGTAGCGTGCCTTTATTATCGTTAATAAATTGTTTAGCCCGTCTAACTCTTTCTATTGATTTAGGTGCTTCTCCGTTTACAGGTTTATTTATAAAATCTGCAAACACACTTATAGCAGAGCCTTGAATTTCACCTAATTCAGGAGCATTACTTTCTGTTAAAACTTTAACTAAATTTTCTACTTTTGTATTTTTAACATTACCTGCCTTATTATTAAATAAATTAATTACAAATTCTTCAGAATTTTGAGTCTTCTCTATATCAATTAAAATACTTGCATCATAGATTGCATTTCTTTGATCGATTGCGGCTTGTTGTATATCAATACCGTATTCGTTTTGTTGCATCCACTCACCTAGTTTTTTAGAGCTAGTGACAGGTATTCCTGATTCAAAACTAGCTCCCTCTATTAAAGTTTGATACATTTGATGTTCTAACCCACGTTCTAATTTTCTTGCAGCCTCGGCACTTAAAGGATTATCTGTTTGTGAAGAAGCATATTTATTTAATATTTCTCTAGCACCGTTTAATTCTTCTAAAGTATATTCAGGTCTTATAAATTTACCCCCTGTACCTTTTTGGTTTTCTACTTTTGGTCCTAATCCTTGTAGTTTTCTTAAAGTATTTGCTCCGTCACTACCTAATATTTGATATAAATCTTCTTTAGCAGATAGTGCATCAAAATCTGTTAAAATACCTTTAGATTGTTTAGCAAGGTTAGCCCACTCAGTTACAGGTCCTTTAGTTTTACCCGCTCCTGATCTTAATTTTTCGTAACGTGGATCTTTAACAGTGTTAAGAAAATTATCTCTAAAAGGTTCTGTATATCCTGATCTAATTTCTCTTAGTCTTGTTTGTTCTTTATTAAATAATTCAGTGCTTATTACAGGGTCTGGAACATTTTTAAATAAACTTGAACCACCTTCTGCAATGTCCGTTGCTCCCATGCTTTTTAACACACTGTCTAAAGCATTAGCAGTAACTTTTTCTATAGCATCTAATTGATCATAAGCATCATCTTTAAATAAATTTTCTAAAGTATTACTAGTCAGGTCGGGATCGATCTCAGCTCCAATATTTTTATTTAGATTATTTAAAAATCTTCGCATTAGTTCCTGATCGCCTTTTAATATTTGTTGATATATTTTTTTAAGTTTAGGATCATTTGAATTTCTTAATAATAAAATTTCATACTCTGCAGCTATTTTATCTAAACTAGCGGAACCTAATGTTAAACTGGGGGTAGTTTCTCCTCTATCGTATTGAGCTTTTGAATAATTACTTAAAATAAATCTTCCTCCTGGAATTAAACTACTAACCGCTTCATCTAATTCTTTAGTAGTTATTTCTTGAGCTGCTGTTCCAATAGCATCCACATTACTACGAATAAGTTTTCCTATAGGAGTGGTTATTTCAAAATTTTTGTCAGAAACTCGACCAAAAGGGGTGTCTATTTTTACAGGCATGCCATCAGCAGGTTTACCTGAAGCACTTCTTTTAGCTCGTATAATAGATTCTTCTAAATCTACAAAAACACTATCTGGAATAACTCTATTGCTAAAAAAATCTTTTAGTAAAGGCAATCCTCTAGAAATAGCGTCTAAGGTACCAACACCCGCTGTAGAAAGAAGTCCTGTTATACCTGATTCTGCTGCCATTTCGGCTTGTGTTCTGTCGTGTGCTCCTATATGGCTACCATATTGTAAACGTAAATAATCACCGAAAGCAGCACCGAACCCAAAACTTGCCGCTGTCGTAGTCCATTCTTTAAGTTTCCCAATACCCGCTACTTCAGTAGAATTTTTAAATACATCTTTTCCACCTCCTCTAGCACCAAAAGTTCTTACCGCTAATAATTCCCCTATAATTGGTATAGATTCTGTCTGTAAAAAATCAGGAACATCACGCATAGGGGTGAATTGAGGTAAATCAAAAAGTACGTATTTATTATCATTAGCCCCTTCTTGTTTTATAGCTATACCTTTATTAGGATCAGTAGGGAACGCCCATTCAGCATTACCTTTTTGTCCTGTTTTTTCATAAATAGTGTTTAATGCAAATTTTAAATCTCTAGGGGTTTTATTACGCGGCATGTAATAACTCATATTTAATAAAGAATTTCTATCCCGACCTTTAGCACCAATAATGTTTCTATTAGGGTCTTTATATTCTTCGTAACCAGAAAAACCCGCTTGTTGTAACTCAGCTATATCAGGATTTCTTTCAAACCCTAAAAATTCTTTAAAATCTTGAAAAGGACTACCACCTGTTTCTGCAACGTCTATTTTAGGGTCTACAGGAGGTCGATTGTATAATCTGTAACGTTCTCCTAAATTTGAAAAATAAGAATTAAAACTTTCTACAGTCGAGTTTTCACTATATTTCCCAGGATTTGTTTTTAGATCATCTAATATTTCTGGGAAATATTTTCCATAAGTTAAAACAGTTAAATCACCCTCACTAAAATAATCACCTAAAATTTTACTTTCATTTTGTTCAAAATGTTGTGAAGATAATTCACTTTTTCGTTTTTCAAATTCTTCTTCTGATAATTCTAATGCCATAACTTTTTTTTATTGTTGGTTAAATAAACCGTTGAGATTAGCTGACCCACCAATACCAATTACTTGATTTATACTATTGGGATCCAAGTCTGAATTATCTAATGCTTCAAAAAATTTCCGCATAGAAGCATTTACATAGTTACCTTCTGTATCTTTTCCTGTAAACCTAGTTAAAAAAGGTACTTTAGTAAACTTTAGTTTTGGATAATCAGAAATAGAAACGTTTTGATCAAATAATACAGGTTCTCCGTTAAGAGCAGTTTCAAAATAATTACGAGTAATTCCCTGTATTTTAGGACTACTTAAACTATTAGCATACACACTTTGAAGTTTTCTTCCTCCAACCCCAAACGTAACGTCAACATTGTTTTCTACTTCTTGTGTTATTCGACCAACAAAATTAACTAAATATTTCATTTGATTAATAGGACCTGTAGCCTTTCCATAACCCACCATCTCTAAAAAGAACGCTAAATCTTTATCTGATAATGTTCTTCCTGATTGACCTGCAGCAGCCGCAGCTGTATACGCTAGTTTTAACATACTGGCATTGTATTCTACAGTAGCTAAAGCACCTGATTCTCTTTTAAAAGTAAATCCTGTTTTCTTTTGAAAAATTCCTAAAGCTTTATTTAATTCATCATCTACATCTTCTCCGCTTATTTGTCTTAGCAATAAACCCTCTATAGCTTGAGCGTTTTCTCCAGTTCCTTTTTCAAAAAGACCACCTTCTTCATCAGTACTAAACGGACTATCGAACCCTGCCAAACTAGCTACCGCTCTTAAACTTGAACTAGCGTTATTAAAACCGTTATTTAGTGCTAAAGTTACTTGACCTCCAGCACCTATACCACCAAGATTATCTCCAGTTGCTTGATCTTTCAGTATTGGAATTAATGTACCAATAGTGCCGTAAACGTCTAATAAAGAGTTTTCTCTTAGTTCTTGTGCTTTTAACCAATCATTTAAATTATTCTCATCCGCAGAAGAACCTCTTGGTATTTTTGTTACTTTATCTAAAAACTCTAAAGGAACCCAATTAGCTGACCCATTGCCTGCGTAGTTTTGGGCTGAATCTGATTCTGTAGAATAATAACCATCATCAATATTAACAGTATAACCGAAACGATCTAAATCAGGTTTACCTTCTAAAAAACCTTTCCTAACTGCTTTGGTTAAATCACCTGATTTTTCATACTCTACTAAATCAACAAACGTCATGTTTTTAGGAGTCATTTCTTTTAATAAATTTTGAGTATATGTCCGTCTTTTAATTTGTTTGTTTGTTTTATTAGTGGTTTGAGCATTATCAAAATTAGTTGCAGTGCTTATGTACGCTGCTAATTCTTTATCATTATTGGTAAATAAGGCGGGTAAGTATTGCGTAGCTAATTGTCCAATACGTTGTCCAGTAGTTTGTGTTGTTTTAGGACCGTATAATTGTTCAGTTTGATAATTAGCTAATTCAAAATCAGAAAGTTTACTTAATGCTTCTGCGTCTAAGTTGGTTTGTGGTTCTGCTTGAGTATTAAAAAATTTATTAGCTAAAAAACTTAAACCTACAGGTGCAAGGTACGCTAATGGACTTACATCTTCTCTTGCATCAGCAACCGTTGTTGTTCTAGGACTTGATGCTGTAGGAAAACGCACTGGCGAAGGAGCAAGTTTAACTTGGGTAATACCACCACCACCGTCACCCCCTCCAAAAGTTGGGAATGGGTTATATCCACCTACACCGTTAGCCAATTGGATAACCCGCCATTCCAAAATCAGTATTACCAATATTTATAAAATCACTGAAATCAGGAAATTGCCCTGCAATATCTGATCCTGCTTGTACTTGGTTTGATGTTTGTCCTTCTGCATTAGGTCCATAGATATTACTAGCAATACCGCTATTATAATTTGGTAAACGTCCTATAGCAGGAGCATACGCACTACCAAAAGAAGGAGCAGCTCCGCCTGCGTAACCATAACCACCTGCTAACGGTCCGAGGGAAGCAGTAAGTGCTCCAGCATTTTGTAACGTTTGCATTGGTAAATTGTATTGACCTACAAAGTTTTGATAACCTAAATCTAATAACGATTGATTTCTACCTCTACCTAAACCACCCATAGCCATTTGTGAACTTATATCTTGTTGTTGTAATCCTGGAAGTGTTGAACCTATTTGACCATATTGACTACCTAAAGCACCTAAGCCCTGACCTAATTGACTACCGAGTCCCGCTATTCCCTGTCCGCCTTGTAATCCCATACCGAATTGAGTTTGTCCTAATTGACCTAATTGTGCTCCTCTACCTAAAGCATTACTTACTGCTAATTGTTCTGATTGATTTAACGCTTCTCCTCTAGCTAATTTGGCTTGAGCGTTTTGTGCTTCTATACTACCTAATTGTGCTGCTCTAGCTAAAGCACTTTGTGCTTCTTGTCCTGCGAAACCTGCTTCTTGTCCTGCTAATCCTGCTTGTAATCCTGCGAAACCACTTTGTCTACCTTGTTGTGCTTCGAATGCTTGTTGTGCGGCGTTTCTAGAACCTTCATAACCACCACTACGGATACCTGCTATTGCTTCTGCGGCTCCTCTAGCGGTATTCTCTGCTAATTCATCACGTCTCATTCTAGACCTAGACCCACCAAAAGCTCCCGCACTTACGGCTTCATCTCTAAGCCCCATATCACCTTGAGCTAAACCTTCACGGACATCTTTTAACGTTTGTTGAACAACTTGATCTTCGTAAGGATTAAAAAACGAACTAACTTGAGTATTAGGATTAAACATTCCTGTAGAACCTGCTCCTGAATTTTCTGCTCTACCTAACGTTCCTCTAGCAGAAGTAAACGTAGGTGCTCCTGCTCTAGTTAACCCTTGAGCTTCGTTATAATTAGGTACTGCGGATAAAAAATCACCTCGACCTGATTGAGTAAAATTAGCTCCTCTAGTTAAACCTGCACCTTCACCTGCTAAACCACGACCCGCGGCTAAACCTGTGTTTATACTTTGTCCACCTAAATCAGCACCACTACGCATGATGCCCGAAGCGTCACCTAATAATCCCGATTGTCTATTTAAGTAAGGCATATAGCTACCAATCGCTTGGTCAGCTAAACCCATAGCCCTAGTTTCTCTAGGATCAAAACCTGCTACTCGTTCACCTGTATAAGTAAAGGGGCTTGAGTTATCTGCTCCGTAATTATTAAACTGATCTTGTAAAAACGTTTGAGCTCTAGGAAAGATATCTTTTTGTAAAAAATCTCCTATATAACCCGCGGGGGCTTGACTCGAATATTCTTGTTCTTCTCTACTAGCCATATCGTTTATTACCTTGTTTATTAAATTGTTCTAACATAGCAATACCTTTATCATGATTACCTTTTCCCATATGTTTTACTGCGGCGTTAGATAACATAAACTCACCGTTACTAGCCATAACAGGTATTACATCATCTTTAGGTCCTCCTGGACCTTCAATATCGCCACCTTCTAACATAGGTTTAAACATACGTCTGTTTAATGCTCCGCCGTCTGCTGCAAACGTACTACCTTGTATAGGTGTCATTTGTCTTAAATAATCTCTTTTAGCCCCTAACCCACCTGTCGGTAATGTTTTAGTCCTAACTAAACTGCCTTTTTGTTCTACTTCTCTAGGTTTATCGAGTAATGCTTGTAATACACTAAAACCCGCATTTGCATAAGCTTTAAACATTTCTGGATTTTCGTTAGCATAATTAATCGCAGGAGCTGCTGTTGATGAAAAACGATCCATTAACGTAGGATTTATAGTATTATCTAATCCTGCTAATGTTTCTTCTTTCATAGAATTTTTATTAATAGCTAATATAGGATTATTAGAAGTACTGTTATACATAGCTACTGGAGCTATTTTTTGATTAGAGTCTACTAGAGATATTCCATCTGCATCTAATTCTACTAAAGATGTTTCTTCATTATCGCTAGAGGGGATTAAACTCAATATACCCTCTTTTTGAGAGGGCATTAAACTTGTACCGAAACCACCCATTTTACTTAAAAGTTCTTGTAAATTTAATTCGTTACCTTCAGTAAAATCTAAAAAATCATCTAGTTCTTGTAAATTTTGAAAAGGTTCAGGTCTTTTCCCCCCTTGACTTAAAAGTTCTTGTAAATTTAATTCACCCCCTTTAGCGGCTTTTAACGCTCCGCCAATCGCAAGTCCTGCAACACCCCGTTCATTTAAAGTACTCGGGTCTATTCCTGAACTCATTAATAGTTTAAGTATATCGTTAGTACTCGGGTCTATTCCAGAAGGACTATAAGGATCGTCGTAATTAAACTCTCCAACGGATGCTAATTCACTTCCTTCTATTGGTGCAAACTCTGTAGCAGGTCCAGGAGTTAATTGGGGGGCAGTTCCTGATCCAATCTGTGCTTTTGGTTCTACCTCTTTATGTCTATTAGCTGCGATTTTACCTGCAAGAAGAGTGCCTCCGATAGTTATTGCAGCAGCAGTAATTGCAGTACTCATTATAAAATTTCCTGTTGATTTAAAATGTTATCTATTTGTTTTATATCGAAACCTGTTAATTCTAATTTAGAAAAATCAGTAACAGTTATTTCATTTATAACTTCATCTACTGTTAAACAATCAGTTCTATGTACAGTAATAAAAGTACATTCTTCGTGTATATATAATGCTCTTTTTGTACCTGCCTCGGTTATTCCATGAAACGGTGCTTTGATACGTTCTATGCCTTTATTGCTATAAATAGACGTTTCGCCTTTCATAATAAAGAAAGGATGGTTTTTAGCATGTATTTTAGAAACGACTAATATATTTTTAGGCATAATTATTTGTCTTATATACTGACCGTCTGCAAAGTTATGCGTAACAGCCCCTTCGGTTTCACCTGTTATTTGTGAATTTAATTCTTCTTGATTAGTTTCTTTACAGTGTTTTACAACAGCTTCTTCAAATTGTTTTATTTTGCTTTGAAACTCTATTTTATTTTTCTTATAATCAAAAAACTCGCAAGCTTCTTGATAGGTTAGTTCTGGAGTTTTAATTAAAGAAAGACTCATTAAAATCTACTCCTAGTTTTAATAGTTTTAGTAGGCGTGTAAATATAGAAGTCAGAACGACTCCCTTTCTTTTTTAGATATGTTTTCTTATCTACTCCAACCATAGTTCCTCTGCGTTTATTAACGTTTTAGCGGGTTAAAGCACTTCCCGTAAGCTGCAGCAGAATACTGATAAATTGATTATATATCAAAGTGTGTATATTTTTAAAGGTTTTTCTTTGCCTTTTACTTTCATCGGTGTTAGTTCTTTTAAGCTATGTTTACATAAATTTTTAGTATTTTCCCCAATAAGTATATCTGCTCCTGCTTCTTTCGTTGCTGATTCTAATCTAGCCGCGGTATTTACTGCGTCACCGATAGCGGTATAATCAAATCTAGATGAAGAACCCATATTACCGATCACTGCTTCTCCTGTGTTTATGCCTATTCCTATGGCTATTGGGGGCAAGCCTTCCGCTTGGAGTTCTACATTAAGGTCTGACATATTTTGCCAAATATCTTGAGCACAACTCACCGCTATGTTCGGGTGATCTAATAAATCTAAAGGTGCGTTAAATATAGCCATCATCGCATCACCTATGTATTTATCTACCATACCACCGTGTTTTTGTACTGCTGCTTGTTGTGCGGTTAATGCTTTATTCATTATATAAGTCACTTCTTCAGGAGTTACTGATTCAGATAAAGCGGTAAACCCTCTAACATCGGTAAATAAAAACGTAGCTGTTTTCTTTTCGCCACCTAGTTTTAATAAATCTGGATTCTTTTGTAATTGTTTTACTTGTCTAGGGTCTAGATAATGTTCAAACTGTTTTTTAATTTGTAATCGTAATTTAAATTGTTCTCTAAATCTTAAATAAAAGGCTACTGTACCTGTTATAAATTGACTTATTAAAGACCAAGTTGCATCTATTAATAATCCTTGTTGTATGGCATAATAGCCTCCGATAGCGGTGCTAGACATAACTACACCAAAACAAAGGACTCCTGCAGTAATGCCTAAGTTGTTTAACGCAACCCAAACTAAAAGCAGGGATATAACAAACACTAAAACTTCAACGGCTATACTATAGTCGGGGATATATGGACTATTTTCTACCAATATTGATTCTGCTAATGCTGCTTGTATCTTGTGTGGCTCAAGTAACCCTGTTGGTGTAGCTAACTGTGGCATAACGCCTTTAGCAGTTACTCCAACAAAAACGAATTTATTTTTTACATTCATTTCTTTTAATGTTGTTGTAGGAGTGTCTACCCAACTAACCCACTTACGCCCTAAAGAATCTACTTTTACTGGCGGTAAACCTTTTACTCTTATTTCTTCTAACCCATTCGTATTAGTTTTTATAACGTAAGTTTTAGCCCCTGTTAGGGCTTTTAATACTTGTGTACCGTAAGCCGCTAACCACCCCTCTGGGGTCTTATATAGAAGTGGTATCCGTCTAACTAAGTTATCTATATCTACGGGAGCGGAAGCTACTCCTTCTGCTGCGTTTAATCCTGAAATATTTTGTACGGTACCTTTAGACATATAACCACCGTTACCCTCACCCATAATAACAGTACCTACTGTTTTAGGGTATATACCATTATCGTTTTCAAAAACAGCGATAACCGAAGGAGCATACGATAATGCTTCTTTAAAATAATGATCACCACCAAACCTATCTTCGTGTGGAAAAGCTAATACCCAACCAACGCCTAAAGCACCTTTACGCAATAAGTCTAAATGTATCTTAGCTAGTTCCTCTCTAGGAAACGGATAACCGCCTGCCGCATCTACATCTTCTTCAGTAATATTTAAAATAACAAAATTACCAGAAGGCTCTGGTGTAGTTACAAAAGCATCAAATGTTTTTAATTTTAATATTTCAACAGGTGCGACTTGAAACACTAAAGGTAATCCAAGTAAAAATAATATAGGTAGTATTAACTTTTTCATTAATCGCTTTGAGTAATAGTAATTACGCTATTACTTCCTCCATTAACTTTGATTATATTAGATACTCCGTCTTGTATCAAAATTACTGTATAAGCTTCACTACCGTTTAAATCAACTCTAACACTTTCATTTACAGTTCTTCTTAAACTAACAACATTTCCTGTTATTAATGTTGTTATTTGTGTGTCTGGGTCTTTACCTAATAAAGTTCCTGTTACTTGTGTACTAGTAGCTTGAGCTAATACATCTTCATCTTTGGCTATAGCTAAAGCGTCTAAAACATTTAATAAATCTTCTAAAAAATTTACATCTAAAAAATTGATATCTAATTCGGTAAACTCAAGCTCATCCTCAGCTAAATAGTCTTCAGCTAAATAGTCAATATCTAAATCATTAAAATCTAATATGTTTTCTCTTTTGGTTTGTATGTTTTCTTCTTGTATTTTTTCTTTTTCTTTAGGGGGCGTAACGATTAACATATTATCAATAACGTCTAAAGTTAAATCTAAGATAACGGGTTTACTGGGGGCTGATTCAAAAACCGAAACAGTTGTTGCTTGATACGGTTTATTTAATAAAACTGTTCCTGTTGCGGTAACTACTTCTATTTCTCCACTAGATAAACCTAAAGCATCTGGTAAAAGAATGATTAAACTACGACCTAATTCATCTACTGTCGCTGTAAAATCAGTTCCACGAATTGCAATATTAGCTGTAGGAGTTTTTAATTTAATGTTTTGTTTATCTATACGATTTAAATTTCCTGTAATAAACCTTGCCGTACCTAATCCGAAAGTAAGAGCCATTTTAGATTTAGAAGGGTCGGGGTCGTAGATATATTCGTCTATGGTGAGTTGTGAGTGTTCAGTTAGTTTTACAATAGAATCATCTAAAAACGTAATAGCCATTCTACCGTTTGTAGTAATTGCTTCGTCGTTACTTTGTATAGAAAAATTTAAATCAGCGGTATAGGGTTTGTCTCGTACTATTTGTGCAGAACCGTTTAGTTCAGATATATCCCCAATATCAACAAGAGGTGCTTGTGCCTTGATCGTTTTGAACGACACAGACAGTAGAAGAAGCGTTACCGCCAACTGATAAAATTTTAAGCCAGTCATTATCTAAAGTACTCAGTTGTTGAATGTTAAACGTTCTTTGTCCGCCTGTATGATCTAAATAAAAGTAACCACCCGCTGATGCATTAACACCTGTTCCTGTGTAATTAACTGTGTTATCACTACCGTCTATATCCATGTAGTTAGTTGCACCGTCAATATTAATATTAGACGTTACAGTGTTGTTAGAACCTTGAATAATCCAATCTAAATCTAAAGTTGCAGCTAAGGCTGTTGTTGCTTGATTAAGCGTAAACGTGTTTCCTGCTCCTGTAACTGCTATGTTTTGATTAGAACTATTAGCTCCGTATGTATTTGTAGGGTCTACTTGAATTGTAAAAGTATTTGTTGATCCTGTGAAGTTATATAACCCTGTAAAACTATTCGCTGTGATGTCTCCTAAAAATTTATTAGTAGCACCAATCATGTTTATGTCTAAAGTCATGCTTGTGCCGTCTAAATCAAAAGCAGTTAAATTTCCTGCAGAAGAACCTAAACCACCTATAATATTAGATACGCCTAATTGTTCAAGGTCTATATTCGCCCCTGTTCCTGATTGGTCTACATATATTTCATTATCCGCTGCAAACAATGGAAATAACGTAAACAATAGCAAAGATAGTACAAACTTCTTTATCATGACCGTCCCATCATAACTTTTTTTAATCTTTTTGTAAAACCCAAAATTTTCTTTTATAGCCCTGTTTTATAATTTCTAAAACACCACCTTCTATTGCTTTCATTAAAGCTATTGTTGATGATTCGTTTCTAGCATTACCTAATTCTATTTCTACAAGCTCTGTGCCTAACTCAACAAATTTAAAAACATCTTCCGACTTACCATAACTAAATATAGTTTTTTGACTTAATACTTCTAAAAGAACTTCTCCTGTAGCTACAGAGACCATACGTAAACTAACTGTTATGTTGTCTTCTCTGTACTGAATACTATTTCCAATCCCTAAATATCTTGCACCTGTACCGCCAGACTCTAAATTAGCTTCATAAGAAATTACAGCACCCTCGATTAAAATACCTGCAAACAATAAAGGTGCTAATTGTTTTTTCTTTTCTTCTTCATTAGCAAATTGTTCTCTAGCGGAACGTATTAATTGCCTTTCTTTAGTTAAATTATCTAAACCAACTCTTTCTACTACTCTAAAGAAATTACCGTTTCCTGCGTGTTTTAATGCTCTTATTAGTAATGCATTGGGTTGTTGGGTTATTGCGGTGCTGAATAAAGCAAATTCACTATTACTTTTACGTTGCCCTGTTTGGTCAGTAAAAGCTGTTGGATATACAGCAACCACAGGACTAACTTCAGGAACTTCTACATCACGTAAAGCAACAGACTGTAACTCCTGGATAGAAACTACATCAAGATTTTCAAATCGTTGTTCGTAAGTATCTTCAAGCTGTTGAAATAACGAACAACTAGAAAGTAAAAGTACCGATAGGTATCGTAATTTCAGTAACTGTTCCATCTTCCTCGGTTATTTTTAATGTTAATGTAACACCATCACTTGTATATTGAATCGTGTTTCCTTCTAATTGTATTGTACCAGAACTTTGAGGTGTTTCACCAAACAGGTTATCTACTAACTGTCTAGAAAGTTCAGCATAGACTCTTGATTCAAGGTTTCTCATAAACCTAGCTAATGTGCTATTTTCTTTTTCTCGTTCTATTTCATCTTGTAAAGCTTTAATTTCTTCTTTAATTGTTAATTTACGACTAAATTCTTGATTTTCAATTGTAAGATAATGACTAGAAGTACCTTCACCATTAAAACTTGGTGATTTAAATTTATGGGTTATTTGGTCAGCATCAATAAAAGCACTGTATAGACCTAAAACTAACATTGTAGTAACCATAATAACTAAGAACAAATTTTCTACTTGTTCGTCAGCTTTTGTTTTCTTTCTTTTTCTCATCTTCTTTTAGTTCTAAAACAGTATTTACTTTTTCTTTAAGCCTTATCATGTCTTGATCTAATAATCTTAATTGATCAGTAAGTCTTATTATAGTGGTTTTCATTTCAGCTACTGCTGGGTCAATAGTTTTAGTTATAGTTTGCCAAACATAATAAACAAAATAACCCAACCCTATCACCATTACCACAGGGAAACCAAACTCTGAAACTAGTTTTACTATATCCATTAATCTCTACGAGCATCTATTTTGCCGTCTTCAACAAAATTTTCTGCTCTAGCAATTCTATCTAAATCAGGTTTTAAATTTAAAGCTGAAGATACACTAGTATCTATTCTTATAATATCGTTGTTCATTATAGAAGCTCTAGTAATTAACATTTTAGTAATACCTTGAACGGTTTTAATTTCTGCAACTAAACCATTCATAAGTTGTTTCATAATTAAAAAGATAAAATACGCCATAGTTAAGGCTCCTGCAATAGGAACACCTAGCTCAGCTATTAATGTAAAGTAGGTTTCCATTTCTCTACATCAGTTATTTCAAAATCGGTATCTAAAATACCAATAACGATTACATTAAAAACTTCTGCTTGTTCTTCAGCCTCTTCAAAAGATTCTGCAACGATATTAGGACCTTCATAAATAGAAGCACCTACACGAAACTCTGTTAAAAAAATTTTCATTTATTCTTCGCCTTTAAAAGTCTTGCTTTGCCCTGAGGTGCCTGCGTAGATACCAAAGACTGCTGCCATAGCACCTACTACTATCGAAACTAACGCTGATTGTTCTAGATTTGGTTCTGGCAAAGTCATAAACCACGTTACTACTTCGTATAGCAAAACGATGTAGACGCTAACGAAAACTCGGGGGAATATTCGCCAAGCGTCTACGGTTTTAGCTAGATGTATCCATTTTTGAAATGGATTTAGAGATAAGTTATTGGGAGTTACCTCTATATCTAGCTCTAACTTTTTTTTAATTGGTTCTTCCATATCAACACTTCCACCTTTTTCTTGCTTGTCTTAATCTTGAATTAGGGTTTTTAGCTGCTTTAGGAAATTTTTTCATTTGTCCCGCTGATCTTGCACAGTAAGATTTTCTTCTTTTTGCTGCTTTACTTCCCTTCTTCACCTTACCTGTAACCGCTGTTTTTAATTTAGATCCAGGATTTTTCTTTCTATAGGCTTTTACACCTTTAGCTGTCATCCCAGCACCTGATTTAGTTTTACGGTAATTAGCACCCTTACCTTTAGTGGTGCGGCGTATAGATTTTTCTTTACGCTCAGTTGCCATTATTTCTTTTTCTTTTTCTTTATAGGTTTTTTAGCTGTTTTAGCAGAACGTTTAAAATCTGCCGCCGTAGGAGCTCCTTTAGCACCTTTTTTGCGAGGTTTTTTACCTTCCTTCTTCTTTTTATTAATATTATAATAAAGTCCTTTTTTAGCGGTTCTACCGTCTTTAGTTTTATGTGTCTTTTTTGGCATTATGCTTTCCCTTTAGCTCTTAGTTTTGCTTTTTTACTTAAATCTTTAAAATGAAATAATTTCACACTTGTTTTAGTATGTGATTTATTCGTATGTAAACTACCATTCGGCATTTTATGCGAATTACCTTTGTATTCACTACCGTCTTTTTTGTAATGTTTTACACCTTTCATCTAATCTCCCGTTAATACTCGTTTTTGTAATCTTACAGCTCTATCACCAACTTGTGTAGCCCAACGACTGTCCATCATTTCAATAGATGCTTTTTCCCACTTACCTTCTTTCATAGCTTTTAAAAATTTTTTAAACTTACTTAACCTAGTCATTCCTAAATTAAAACACATGTTAGCCATAACTAATTGTCTTTCTTCTGATAAATTTTTCCACCAAGGCATGTTTCTATCTAGTTCTATACATACTATTTCTATGTCTTTTTCAAAACATTCAAACACTCTTTTTTCAGAGATTTCGGTTCCTACAGGCATACCTGATTCTTCATCTTTACTAGTTATTAAATGACCAATACCTAGTGTTGGAAAACGTAAGTGATCTAAATAGATTTTATTTATACACCCTTCGTCTAAAGTTAAATCTTTTTTAAGTTGTTCTATATTCATATTATGTATACCAGTTTTCTGTGCCGTATCCTGTTGCTACCTCACCTATTGCTATAATAGTATTTCCTCCTGTAGAAACACTAACCGTTCCTAATTTAGCATTACCTTGAACACCTTTTTCTGTCCCTGAGTATATATCAACCCATTGACTACCATTCCAAAGTTGAAGTTGTTGGGTAGCTAAATTCCAAATTATATCTCCTGTGTTAAATTGATTAAGATTTCTTTCAGTTTCATTAACATTAACTGTTGAATTAACGTCCACTTTGTTTAAACTAAGTTCTAGTATCCTAACTAATCTATTAAAAATTTCTGGAGAAAGAGGTCCTATTGCAGTAGGGAGTTTTGTTTCTAACAATTTAGACATTATCTTTTACCGTCGGGTTGTACATCTATACGCGTAGCTCCTAATCTAAAACTCATACCAACAGCTGAAGTATCTGTATCATTAGATTGAATTCTTAAAACCGCTTGTCTTCCTCGTACCCTAGTATTTACTTTAGTAGTAACTGAGGTACACGCTGTTGTAAGTGCGGTTGTTAAACTTTCTCCAGGAAAGTTTCTTCGTTTTAAAACAATATCTAAAGTTTGTCCATCAGCTCCTGTATCAGCATCTCCATTAAATTTTATATCAGGAATTAATCTACTTATCGATTGAAAATCATCTCCCTCACCTAAATCAAAATCACTAGACTCTATAAATACATTAGTCATAGCTGCGTCATCGTTATCTACTCCTGTTTCATGGTTGTAAATATAGCCTACATCATTAATTGATTCTGTAGCTTTTGGTTCTGAAAAAATACCCTCATCTAACCAACACGTTCTAGAAAGTTCTCCAATCATCCAAACATTTTCCTCATAATTATAAGTAACGTATCGATCTGGAAAAGTACTACTCGCTGAACAATAAAACCAACCAACTTCATCGAAAGCTTTATTAACAAAACCAAATATTTGATAACTTTGTATTTGATTTAAATCACTAAAAACATATTCGGTTACACTACAAGGTAGCTCTTGAATTTGTCCTGTGTAAGTATAAAACCCTTTTTTATCCATCCAAAAAACACCTTTAGGAGTGTTAACCATAGCGTTAGGTCCTACTAAACCTACTCCTTCGTTTACTAAATTTACGCTAAAAGTAAAAGGTTGTCCTACAAAAGTCATAGAATATAAAGAAGTGTCTGTCCAAATTAAAGTTTCTTGTCTAGATCGTATAGCCCCAACAATAGCTGAACCAGCAGAAAGTCTAAACGATCCTGCAGTATTTGTTGGTAATGGTTCCCATTCTTCTACGTTTTCTTGATCACTCCAAGCAATAAACATAGGGTCTAGTGCTTCTGTTCTAGCAGTGCCTCCTGCATTTAAAGGGTTTGCACCAAAACAAATAACATGTCTATCTATATCGGAAACCATAACTTGTAATGCTAACGTAGGTGTTAAATTAGCACCCGATAAATCAGACAAAGCTACTGCTCTATTATTTGATCCATTGCTTTCATCCCAATAAAAAACACCTGCTCCACGAGCATTTATAAGTAAATCTTCACCAAAATTATCATGAGACCAAATACGTAATTGATTTGTTGCTGTTAAAGCAGAAACACTGCCAAAAGTACCTGCACCCCAATAGTCTGCACCCCAACCAGTAGAAGGAACATAAACATCTAATCCTACATTTATTTGATAAGCTGCATCTGCTCCCGAACCACCGTTGCCACTATCACTGGCATTAGCTGTAGCTGTTGCTACAAATGTAAAAGTGTTAAGTGTTGGTACTGAATTTATTTGATATTCTTTATTTAAAACTCCTGCAGTAATATTCCCACCCAAAGAAGCTGCTCCTGATATAGTTACAAAATCTCCAGTAACTGCTCCATGATCAGAGTCAGTTGCGGTTATAGTTGAAGAACCGTTAGTAGCTGCAAAAACAATTCCATTAGTGGTTGTTGCTCGTATAGGGGTAATATCACTATAAACGTCACCCTCTACTACATAGTATTTCCAAGTAGTACCTAATCCTAAATATTTAGTACCTGCTAAATCAACCCAAGCATGTAACGCTCTAGCTGTGGATTGAAAAGAATTAGAACCCGCTTTTACCCAACCACCTATTTTTTCAGGTAAACCTTTACGAAAACGTACTAAATTAGAATTAAACCAACCACCCTCATTAGCGTAGTCAGTAGCTTCTTTATTAATTCCTGGTCTAAATATTAATTTTTGTAAAGGCATCTTTTTGTTTTATATAAATTTTGTTAAAACTATAGAACCAATTATAAAAGGATAAACCCCCCAAAGTAAGCTTTCTAATCTTTTAAACTTTTCAGAACCTTCTTCAAGACGTTTTTCTATATGTTCGTAACGTATAGCACATTCACGTTCGTGAGTGCGTATTTCTGTTAGTGGGTCTTGAGAAACTTTCATATTATTATTTATCTTTTTCTAAAACTTCATCAGCTTTTTCTTGAGTTGAAGCTATAAAAGTATTTTGAAAAACAGTCAAAGCTGCTGAAATTTGATCTAATTGGAATTTAATTTCTGATTCTTTATTTCTTAAATCAGTTATTTGTTTTGCTAAATATTTTTGTTGATCAGTCATTTCTGATTCTAATATTTCTTTATCACCTATTTTTGCTTTGCTTTCTTCTGTCATTGCATCTCCTGTGTCGATGTAGTTTGTTGTTGTATATCCCAACAATTAAGGTTACTCGCTACAGTTCTTCTTTCGCCTTCGCCAAAGAATGGGTAAACCATATGTTGTAACCAAGAAGGGAATAATAGTAATTTACCTACTTCAGGCTTAATTACGAAACTTTGTGGTGGTTGTAAGCGTACTGTGTCCATTATGCTATTTTTACCGTACTGAAACGCTATACAGCCGTCTGAGTGACCAGAGCTGTTATATAAGTTATAAC